ATGACAGGTGGAATAACATCACGATCAGAAAGTATAACTCATAGTGTTGCAAGTCCTAACGAAATAAAAAAACAAATCATGTTATTAATATCAAGTCTTGCAAGTGATGGAATAGAAATAGAACCAATAGAAAAAGAAACGAAAGAAAAACTTAACTAATTTTTTAGAAAACAAAAAAGAATCCTATGGGCAAAGGTGATAAATTTGACCCCCACCCCCCATTTTGCAGCAGACACATAACATCCATACACTGCACATACTGTGTGTTGATTAGTTTCGTAAAAACGGATATAGTCTCTCAGAGGAAACGTACATGGATAAATTAAATGTTCTCGATCTGTTCTCTGGAATAGGTGGATTCTCATTAGGTCTTGAAGCGACAGGAGGTTTTGAAACAAAAGCATTCTGTGAGCTAGACAAATACTGCAAGAGTGTGCTAAAGAAACATTGGCCTGATACTAGGCAGTATGACGATATCAAGGAATTAACCTATGACAAACTCAGATCAGATGGAATTGATACCATCGACATCATCACAGGAGGATACCCATGCCAACCCTTCTCTGTCGCTGGCAAACAAAAAGGCACTGAAGATAAGAGACATCTCTGGCCAGAGTATTTTAGACTTGTCAAAGAATGTAGGCCAACTTGGGTTATTGGAGAGAATGTTAGTGGACACATTAAACTCGGTCTCGATCAAGTTATCGAAGACTTGGAAAGTGAAGGTTACGCCACAAGGACGTTTAGTATTTCAGCTTCTAGCATCGGTGCGAACCACCAAAGAGAAAGAATCTGGATCATTGCCAACGCCAACAGCAACGGACTTCTCAAAGACGACAGCAACATACGACCCCAAAGCACCGAGTCTATCAGGACGGACTCTGGGAGTATTCGCAAAGACATACCCAAAGAGCAACACATGGCCGACTCCAACAGCGGGTCTGGAGAAACACTCAACCAAGAAAGAGTATTGGGAGAACAGAATACAGAAGGGAAGACAGAACGATACCCAGATGGCAGTTTACAAATCCACGGGCAGTGGAACATTGAACCCAACGTGGGTAGAGTGGCTGATGGGATACCCTCTAGAGTGGACAGACTTAAATCACTCGGAAACAGTCTCGTACCTCAAATCCCCTACTACATCGGACAAACCATCCTCAGAACGATGGCCGACACCAATGAGCAGAGATTATAAAGATGGTAAAAATATACCTCCATCTATCCAGAGTGGTAAAAGAAGTGATACACTTGGAACAGCAGTATTAAGGTGGCCGACACCGACAGCTCGTGATGGAGGAAGAAACGAAAAGTTAGAAACGTGGAAAGCACGAAGAGATAGAAGAGAACAAGAAGGTTCTACATTACATAAACCTTTAGATATCGCAGTATTACTGGATAAAGAAAAAGATTCCTAGTGCCATTAAGGACTAGGGTTAACTTGCTATAAAAGGAGATAATATGCACAACGTAGCAACTATAAATAAATATGGTATTCCAAATCACATAAGAAATATGTTCTTAGGATTTGAAGATGCCTTTGAAATGCTTGATACATTTACAAGCAAATCAGAGTACCCACCCTACAACATAGAGAGGGTATCTGATGATGAATATGTCTTGGAGATGGCAATCGCTGGATTCAAGAAAGATGATATTAATATATCGGTAGAGAAAAACATTCTCAAGGTGCAAGGTGCGTCTGATAAGAAAGATGCGAACTATGTACACAAAGGATTAGCAACGAGAAAGTTCCAAAAGGCTTTTCATTTAGCAGAGCATATGGAAGTAGGTAGTGCGAAGAGTGAGGATGGTATTCTCAAGATAAATCTGGTAAGAAATATACCAGAAGAGGAGAAACCGAAAATCATCGAAATCGGCTAAAAAAAAAGAAATGCCAAAAGTATCAAGTGATGTCGGACAGAAGGTTGCACAATTAGAACAATTAGTTTCTAAATTAAAAGAAGTAGAGTCAAAGGAGAAAGCAAAGAATTCTTTACTAGGATATGCTAAATATCAGATGGAAGAATATCTTTCACCCCCCCATATAGAATTGCTTGCATCTAAACTGCAAGATGTGGAGAAGGGTAAGATCAAGAGACTTGCAATATTTATGCCACCCAGACANGGAAAGTCTATCCTAACATCGGAGTTCTTTCCCGCTTGGTACTTAGGCAGAAACCCAAAGAAGTATATTATCTGTTCAACATACGGACAGGAACTAGCGGATGACTTTGGTCGAAAAGTAAGAAACCAACTTCAAGATGCTAGATATCAAGAGACTATTCCCAGACGTTGGACTTGCAACGGACTCATCTAGTATGAGACGTTTCAATACAACACAAGGAGGAGTATATTATGCGGTCGGTGCTGGTNNNGCTATTACTGGTCGTGGTGCTCACCTCTTGCTCATCGATGACCCTATTAAAGGAAGAGAAGACGCAGACTCAGAAGCCATGCGGAATAACCTCCTCGATTGGTACAGATCAACAGCATATACTCGTCTCATGCCAGGTGGGAGTGTCGTTCTTATCCAAACCAGGTGGCATGAAGATGACTTGGCNGGATGGGTTCTTAAAGAGACTGTACATGAAGGATGGGAAGTAATAGAGTTCCCAGCCATTCTAGATAAGCGAGCAGCTAAACTTCTAAAGAGTAAAGAAGGTAAACCCTTATGGGAAGAGGCTTATCCTTTATCTAGACTACAAGAAATTAAAAAAACTCTTGGAACAAGAGAGTGGGCATCTTTGTATGCACAGAAACCTTCGGTAGAAGAAGGCAATATTGTGAAACGATGGTGGTGGAAAAAGTGGAAATACGATGAACCACCCCCATGTGATTACATTCTACAATCGTGGGATACCGCCTATACAACAGGTAAGTCTTCAGACTACTCTGCTTGTACAACGTGGGGTGTCTTTACAGATGACAACGGTGAATCTAATGTTATCTTGCTTGGTGCAAAAAGAGATAAGTGGGAGTTCCCAGAACTCAAAAGGGTTGCTGTAGATTATTTTAATCAGTTCAATCCAGACCTTGTAATTATAGAAGCAAAGGCAAGTGGACTATCGCTAGTACAAGAGTTATCGAGAATGGGTATACCGATNACTCCTTTTAATCCAAAGAAACAGGATAAAAAGTCTAGGGTACATTCCATTACTCCCTTGTTAGAATCTGGAAAAATATGGTATCCAGATAGAGATTTTGCAGAAGATGTTATCTCACAGTGTGCATCATTTCCTAATTCAAAGAATGATGACTTAGTAGATTCAACATCACAAGCTCTGTTAAGATTGAGAAAAGGATGGTTAGTCGGACATTCGCAAGACTACGTTCCAGAAGAAACAACTGGTAGTAAAGGAAGTTATTGGTCATGGACAAGATAAAAGAATCAATTAAACATCACGAAGGTTACAGAAACAAAGTATACCTAGATACCCTAGGAAAGAGAACTGTAGGATACGGGCATCTGTGTGTAGAAGATTTTTGGATGGATGGGGTAGAATACGAAGAAGAATTTTTAGATGGCATCTTTGATGTCGACTATAAAAAAGCAGAAGACTCTGCAATAAGATTATTTGAAATGTATGGTTGTCAAGATATGGATGACGATGCAAAAGGTATCATCATAGAAATGGTGTTTCAACTTGGACCAACAGGTGTATCGAAGTTTAAGATGATGTGGAAATGTTTATCTGAACTTAATTACATCGGAGCAAGTTATGAAATGATTGATTCGAAATGGTATAAACAAACAACTAATAGAGCTAGGGAACTAAGCGATAGAATGAAAAATATTACTTTAGGACCTTTAGCAAGGAGCTTACAATGAAAAAAAACTTAAAACCAGTAAACAAAAGTAGTAATCCTGGTCTAGCAAAACTACCTACACCAGTTAGAAACAAAATGGGTTTCATGGCTAAAGGTGGAGCTGTAAAAATGGCTAAAGGTGGTAGTGTATCTCGTGGTCAATACGATGTACAAGTTAAGAAGATTAAATTCAAAGGTGTATTTTAATGATTATTATTGGCAAAGGTGTTAAGCCTGCTGCTAAAACTAAGTCTACTACAAAGGTAGCAATAATAATTGGAACTAGTGGTAAAAAGAAAAAAAATAAAAAAAGAAGAAACGCTGCTAGAAAAAAGGGAACAAAATTTAAAGGAATATTTTAATGGTAAGACAATCAAACGAACCAGTAGATCAAGCATCCGCTGAGTCTGTAGAGATTCTTATAGGAGATCAACAAGAAGAGGAAAGAGTTGTTGCTGATAACTTAGCAGATGAGTTTGAAGAAGAACAACTTTCTGAACTTGCGAATGATCTAATACAAGCATACGATGCAGATGTTAGAAGCCGATCAGATTGGGAAGAGAATGTCAAAAAAGGTATGGAGCTTCTAGGATTAAAACTAGAAGATATGCAACATCCTTTTCCTGGAGCTTGTTCAGCACATCACCCATTAATGATTGAAGCTGCTGTACAGTTTCATGCACAAGCCTTAAAAGAATTATTTCCTGCTAACGGACCTGTCAAAACACAAATAGTTGGTGATGTAAATAAAGACAAAGAAGATCAAGCTCATCGAGTCAAAGACTTTATGAACTATCAAGTAACAGAACAGATGGAAGAATACTTTGATGATTTAGATCAAATGTTATTCTATCTTCCTATTGTTGGTAGCTGTTTTAAAAAAGTATATTATGATTCTGAGTTAGAAAGACCAGTTTCTAAATTTATACCTGTAACAGATTTCGTTGTATCTAGTAATACTACAGACTTAAGAACAAGTGGTAGATATACTCATGTAATTAGAATGGAGTATAACGAACTTCGTAAAAGACAAGTTAGTGGTTTCTATAGAGATGTAGAAATGATGCAAGAAGAAAGCTCTACTGAGTCATACTCTGTAACTGGTATAAATGAAAAGATACAAGACATAGAAGGTATCAAACCACAAAAAGGTTATAAGAACGATGCAAGATTTACACTCTTGGAAATGCACGTTGATTTAGAATTACCTGGTACGGAAAAAGAATTTGCTTGTCCTTACATTGTAACGATATGCAAAGAAACTGGAGACATACTTTCTATAAGAGAAAATTTTAAAGAAGATGATGCAAAATTAAAAAGAATACAATACTTTGTACATTACAAATTTTTACCTGGTTTTAATTTTTATGGATTA